GAGTTAAAAGCCCTTCTTCGTTAGCTATTGGGCGAAGCCACCACGACCACGACAATACACGAGGATAAGCCGCTACGTTCAGCCGACCACCCTACGATGAAGCCTATAAAACTGATGGGACGCGCCATTAAGAACAGCACACGCCCCGGCGAAGTCGTGTTAGATCTATTCGGCGGAAGCGGAAGCACCCTTATGGCGGCCGAGCAGTTGGGCCGCTCTTGTTATACCGTGGAATTAGACCCCGCCTATATAGACGTGATAATAAAGCGGTGGGAAGAATATACAGGCGACGAAGCGGAACGAATAGGCAACTTCGCCCCAAGTGAAGAATAAAAACGAGTTACGATGGATAATAACACATTTTATTGCACACGCTGATGGCTTAACCCGCCGACAAGTCCAAGCACGGGAAGCGTGGTATGTTTCGACGGGATAACGGAATATTCGGACGGAATAGAACGGAATACATTTATCGAAATTGCGAGCTGCCGGACTAAGGTACGACTACATAAAACCTTTTCGGACGATATAGGCGACTTCATAAATAAACTACGCGACCTTCAAACCGAAATAGGGGCGTTTATTGAACATTTGGAGAAAGAACAAACCTCAAAGCCGAACAGCGACAAAACGACAAAATAACAGCGATATGCCAAACCCCGAAAACATAACCCCGCATCAGTTCAAACCCGGACAGAGTGGCAACCCCAAAGGCCGCCCCAAAAGCCGCGTACCCGAACAGCTTGTAAAGATATTCGGGAGCAAGGCGAAGGCGAAGAAGTTTTACAGCCTTTCCGCCGTGGAGATTAACGAATGGGAAGCCGCTATACTTTCCTTTACCTTCGCCGACCTTCAACTACTTGTAAAGTGGGAGGAAGCCCCGATATACCCCAAAGGATTAGCGCGGGCCATACTTAGCGACATGAAGAACGGCAAGACCACGACGTTAGACAAGCTGCGCGAAAGGCAGTACGGCAAGCCCACACAGCGAATGGAACTTACAGGAAAGGACGGCGGCGACTTGATACCGGCCCGGACGCTTACGAAGGAAGAAGCCGCCGAACTATTCAAAACCCTAAACGAAAAATACTAATGTCCTTCTGCCGCGACATAGACGTAATAAAGACGTGGATCCGCCAAGGAACGCTAAACTTTACACGCTTCTTTTTCAAAGAAAAGTATAAGCGTAAGTTCGTCGTAGGCAAACATCACGAAAGGATAGCCGAAGCCTTAGACAAGGTATTAAAAGGCGAGATAACCCGGCTTATAATAAACATCGCACCACGCTACGGCAAGACCGAATTAGCGGTTAAGAACTTCATCGCGGAAGGCTTCGCCATTAACCCGAAGGCGAAGTTTATACACCTCAGTTATTCGGACGACTTAGCCCGCGACAACAGCCGGGGAGTACAGGAAATTCTGCGCGAACCGAGTTATAGGCGATTGTTCCCGGACGCTATGCCGACGAGCGTAAACACCCGCAAATGGTTTACAAAAGCCGGGGGCGGACTTTACGCCGTTTCATCAGCCGGACAGGTAACAGGCTTCGGCGCGGGTTTGGTGGATAAGGACGAAGACGAGGAATTAGGCGACGAGGTAGCCGCCATTACTTCCGAAGGGGACGAGTTCGGCGGCGCGATAGTCATCGACGACCCTATTAAGCCGGACGACGCACGAAGCGAACAAATACGCGAGAAGGTAAACCAAAAGTTTGAAACCACCATACGAAACCGCGTTAACAGCCGAAAAACGCCGATAATTATAATTATGCAGCGTTTGGACGAAGACGACCTTTGCGGCTACTTGCAGAAGTTGGAGCCGGACGAATGGGTAGTATTGAGCCTTCCCGTTATTGAGATTGACGACGACGGCAAGGAGCGGCCGCTGTGGGAGTTCAAACACACGTTAGCCGAACTTCACGAATTGGAAGAAAAAAGCGGGTGGGTATTTGAAACGCAGTATATGCAGAACCCCCGACCGATAACGGGGCTTATGTACGAACGCGAGTTTAAGACCTACGAAGTATTGCCCGTAACCAAGAAGCACAAAGTAAAAGCCTACGTCGATACCGCCGACACGGGCGAAGACTTCCTTTGCTGTATTGTCTACGTCGAAACGGAAATAGGCAACTTCATTTTAGACGTGTACTATACCCAGGCCGCAATGGAAACGACCGAGCCGGAAACGGCGCGGATCCTTACGAAGTGGGAAGTAGAGGAAGCGATAATAGAGAGCAACAACGGCGGGCGCGGCTTCGCCCGGAAGGTAGAAGAAAACTGCCGGATATTGGGAAACCGCCGTACCGTTGTACGCTGGTTCCACCAAGGCGAAAACAAGGATATACGAATATTCAGCCACTCAAACGAGGTGCAGAACCTTACACACTTCCCGAAGGAGTGGGCGCACTTATGGCCGAAGTTTCACAAGGCTATAACCCAATACAAGAAGCAGGGACGAAACACCCACGACGACGCGCCGGACGCTTTAACGGGAACGGTGGAGAAACGCCCCGACGGGAAGCAAAGTATTTCAAGATTAAAACAAATTTTCTAACCCCATAAACCCCAATAGACTATGCCACCTATTGACGAACTACTAAAAGCGGGCGACTACCCCGCAGCTATAAACGAGTTGAGAAACGGGCGAATTACAACCCTTCCCAATTCGGAGCAGTACGCCGCGCAGTACGACCCTGCAAAGCACGACATCAACGACCCGCGCAAACGCCCGGACAAACTTGTAGTAATAGACAAGGATAGCGAGGAATACGGCCAAGTCAAGAACATCAACGTAAACGCCGAGCTTACCACGGAACAGGGGTTTAGAATTGAACCCGTAGCCCGCATAGCGTTAGCCCTTCAAAAGTTGATAGTGAAACGCGCTGTAGCGTTTACCTTCGGCAACCCGCCCGCCTACGATGCAGACCCGCAGGGCGACGAGGAAAAGGCGGTACTTGCCGCGCTTAAACGTGTATTCCACGAAGTCAAGGAAAGAACCCTTAACCGCCGCGTAGCCCGTAGTATTTTCAATTCTACCGAGGTAGCAGAATATTGGTACCCGGTAGAAACCGAGGAAACGCACGACCTCTACGGCTTCCCGACAAAAACGAAGTTTCGCGTAGCCCTGTTTAGTCCGGCCTTTGGGGATAAACTTTACCCATACTTCGACGACAACCGCGACCTAATAGCCTTTTCCCGTGAGTTCACAAAGAAGGCAGACGACCTGACTACGCGCACTTACTTTGAAACCTACACGAAGGACGCGCACTATATATGGACAGCGGAAGGCCCGACCGGGACGGAAGCCAAGAACTGGGAGTTAGTCGAAGGCTACCCCAAGCAGCTAACCATCGGCAAAATCCCCATAGTGTACGGAAGTCAACCCGCCGTAGAGTGGGAAGACGTGCAGAGCCTTATCGACCGTTTGGAAAAGTTACTTTCCAACTTCGCCGATACCAACGACTACCACGCAAGCCCGAAAATCTTTGTAGAAGGCAAAATATTGGGCTTCGCAAGGAAGGGAGAAGCCGGAGCGATAATCGAAGGCGAGGAAGGCGCGAAAGCAACCTACCTATCATGGGCGCAGGCCCCGGAAAGCGTAAGGTTGGAAATAGACACGCTTCTACGAATGATTTACACCATTACCCAAACGCCCGATATTTCCTTTGATAGCGTAAAGGGAATAGGCGCGGTTAGCGGCGTAGCCCTTCAACTTCTATTTATGGACGCACACTTAAAGGTACAGGACAAAATGGAAATATTCGACGACTACTTAACCCGACGAGCAAACATCGTGTTAGCCTACCTCGGAGCGGCTAACGTCAAGAACAAAGCCGCCGCCCGTCGTCTTATTGTTTCGCCCCGGATAACGCCGTACATTATTGAGGACGAACAGGCGAAAATAAATATGCTCCAAGGTGCCAACGGCGGCAAGCCGATAGCAAGCCAAAAGACGACTATACGCCGTTTAGGTTGGGCGGAAGACCCGGACGTAGAACAGGCCGAAATACAAACGGAAGAAGACCGGGCCAACGCATGGACGGAAGGCGAACCGACCCTTTAAGCCTACGAACCCGCCTAAAATTCCGTAATACGCTCTATTTATGGAGAATACAAACCAAAAGAAGCCGTTTTAAGCCGCGTATAGGCCGCGTTTCCTTCCGAATGGATAAAGTACCCACCTCGGAAGCGGAACGCGCTTAAACGCGAAATTCCGAAAAAATAACTTTATGCCCGATTATACCGAAAACCGCCTTATAGTCCGACTTCGTGGCTTTGATGCCCGGCACTACGCCAAGACGCGGCAGTACGCCCGCCAAGTGGAACGGCTATATAACACCGCTTGCGACGAGATAGCCCGCGCCGCCGGACGTATAACCATACCCGAAGACGGCGTTTTTAGTTTCGACGACTTCCCGGCTACACGTCGCCAAGCCGAAGGCATACTTTCCCGACTTACGAAGAAGGTAGAAGCCGTTATAACTACCGGGACGCGGACGGAGTGGCAAGCGGCCTGCGACAAAAGCGATGCCTTCTTAGGTTCCATACTTCGCACGTCCCGGCTAACCCCGGAAGAAGCGGAGAAGTACCAAGCCCGTAACCTCGAAGCCTTACAAGCCTTCCAACAGCGTAAAGCCGGAGGTTTGGGGCTTAGTCAGCGCGTATGGAAGTACACGGAAGAATTTAAGACGGCGTTAGAATTGGGTATAGACGTAGCAGTAGGAGAAGGGCGCAGCGCACAGCAGCTCTCCCGCGACCTTCGCCAATACCTACAACAGCCGGACAAACTATTTAGGCGCGTCCGTGACAAGGGCGGAAACCTTCGGCTTAGTAAGGCGGCGAAGATGTACCACCCCGGCCAAGGCGTTTACAGGAGTGCAGCCAAAAACGCCGAGCGTTTGGCTCGGACGGAAGTAAATATGGCGTACAGGGAAGCCGAATACTTACGATGGCAACAATTAGATTTCGTCGTAGGCTTCCGCGTGATGTTGAGCAACAACCACACCACGAAGGACAGCAAGGGGAAGACCGTACCGTTAACCGACATTTGCGACGAGTTGGCGGGCGACTACCCCAAAACTTTCAAGTTCCTCGGTTGGCACCCGCAATGCCGTTGCGTCGTAGTGCCTATTATGTCCGACTACGACGAGTTCAACAAAGAGAGGGCGAACCGATTAAAAGCCATAGTTCGGGGTCAGACCTATAAAAGCCTTCCTTCCCGTCGCACCGTCCGCGACGTACCCGCCGCCTTCCGTTCCCATATTGAAACGATAGCCGACCGCGCTAAGGGGTGGAAGTCGATGCCGTATTACATACGCGACAACTTCAAGAACGGCGTTATTTCCGGCGGCCTTCTTCCGGCTATTCCGCAGAAGACACAAATGCCAGGCACCACGGCAAAGCCGTCCGAACCCTGTACGGAGTTCGACAGCGAGATAGCCCATTATAAAGCGTGGGCCTATACGTTCGGCTTAGACGTTTCGGGGTTGGATCCATTGAGGACGGCCGGCGACCGCGCCGGACTTCGCGCCGAATTGCAACGCTTACACACGGAACGCATCAATAGGCTACAACAATGGATGGCCGCCCGTAACGAGGTGGAAGACTTCGCAGACAAGGCGGTAGGCTTCCCGGACATAGTGAAGGAAATAGAAGCCGCCCTTAACGCCAACGACGTAAAGACTAACAACTACTACGGCGACTGCATTAGCCGCCTTAAAGCCTTCTTCGCGTCGCTACCCGCCAAGTTAGCAGCCGCAAAAGCCAAGAAGGGCAGCTATTCCGCGAATATGCCCGCCGAGTTGGAAAAGGGTAAGGCATATTTAGGCGACGCCGACCACGAATTTAGTAAGGACTTCTTCGACCTTCTCAAACGGAAGGTTAAGTTAGAGATACACAACAGCACCGGGCGCAGTTACGAAAGTGGCGGCAACTTAGTCGTAGTCTATACGAAAGGACGTAACGAAGTTTCGCCGTGGCACCGCGTATCCGTTATTTACCATGAGTTAGGCCACGCCATAGCCGACCAACGGAATTTATTGTTTGCGAAGGAAGTTACAGACCTCCGCGACGCACAGACCAAGCGGCTACGCACCCGCGAAAAGACGACCTATTACACGACGGAAAGGGTATGGAACTATAAAACGGGGAAGTACGAGGTTCAGAAGGTCAAGCACGAAGTAAACCAAATGCGTATAATAACGCTGTCGGCTAAGATAAAAAACATTTACGAGCGAATACGGACTAAGGACAAAGACGACCCGATATTTAAGCGTTACGGCATTTCAAAGCCGGATGCGTTGGAGCAGTTCGGCGGACTTATGGACACGTTGCGAAGTTTGGTAAACCGCGACGACGTAGGCTGGGGTCATTCCGTTAGTTACTTCAAGAGTTACGGCATGAAACAACACGAATATTTAGCCCACGCCTTTGAAAATGCATTTATAGGAAACCGCGTATTCCAGTTGTTGATGCCAACCGAATACGCGGAAATGGTAGCGTTAGCGAAGTCGTTTAAGACACCCTAACGAATAGGAACGAGGTATAAGCCGCCGTCCATAATAGAACCTACGAGCTTCGCGCCCGTGGGTTCTTTTTCTCCTACGCCGGGATATACAGGAAGAAGCCGGGCTTTACCTTCCAAGCATTGCCGGAGAATAGCCCCGTTCTTTTCGGCGTCCGGTTCGGCATATTCAAGAAGCCGCACGACGTCTATATATTCCGCCGGGGCGTCGGAATTAAGGAAGCCTTCGACAAGGACGTTATCGGGAACGACGGTAACAGGCTGTTTGCCCTTCGTGGTATTGATACGCGGTATTTTCATAGCCTTTGTTATTTGGAGTTAAACGGAGCATAGCCCGAAGGAATAAAACCTATTCCTAAGGTATTGCTTTCGGGGTGGAAGTCGTAGCCGATACAGGCGGCCCCGGCTAAAACGTCCGGCTTCCCGTTCAGTTCCTCGGAAGGAAGCGGCGCACCTTCGACGGGTGGGAATAGTTCAGTAACAACCCGGTCAAGTCTACGTAGTGCATCACGCCGGGCGCGTCCGTGGGAGTTCTTAACGTCGCACAGGGCAATAGTAACGCGCCCTTCATTGGTGGGAGCGTAGCGCGCTACCAAGTCGTCAAGCATAGGCTCGACGGAACGGGAAACTTCCGCCATTGCGTCCCGGAGTACCGGGGAATACGGGAACGGTAGCGGTTGGAAGGCGGGGGCTAAGGGCTTAGGCATTTTGTTTATATTTGGCTTCAATTTCAACTCCTTTAATACGACAGTCCACGACGTCGCCGGAATTAGCAAGGGCGGGCTGTACTTCAACGGCAACCGCTATTTTTACGTCCGTGGCATACGACCCGGCGAAGTTCTTAACGGCTTCCGTTATGTTGTGTTCAAATTCCGCCTTCTTCATAAAGAACGCTTCGGCGGGGGTTAAGTTCTTTTCTTCAATAGTTGTAATGGGCTTTAATTCAAACGCAAAGATACGACAAT